ATTCGTTTTCCTCATGCCAGAGTTCAAAGTCCGAAATGTTGGCTTGCTCATCCAGCCACTGCTCGTATCCAGCCCAAAGGGTAGGATCCTGCACAGCGTCTTCAAAACTATACTCCAACACTTCGTTCGGATTCATGTTTGCTTTGCCTCATCAATCAACTTACAAGATGCAGTATATATGGGTGTCGAACAATTGTCAAGGACTATTTTTTGCAATGATTTCAATGACTTAGCCAAACACCCGTAAAAGTCTCTCTTTTGCTATCGTCTCTGCGGCCTCAAAGAGGCGTCCATTGCAACCCAGGATGTCATCGGCAAACTTGCTGATGAGTGGATTTGGGCAGGCTTGTGGACGGACATCCAGAAGCATCTCGACCGATGTCTCAATGCATCTATGATGCTGGAACAGAATTGCGAATGCTGCTGCCGTCGAACGGCTCACACCAGCAAAGCAGTTCACCACAATGACACCGTCATTCACATTCTTGGTAAAGTCCAAGATGCGTTGAACATGATCCCTTGTAGGCGCACCAGAGTCAGTATCTCTATTGACATCCTCAAAGTTCATGAACAAGCGATTGACCAAGTCAAATCGCGAATCAGACGGCACAAATTGCCTGTCGCCCGGATCAAGAAGACTGATCCAATGCGTTGCATTGTGCCTCTTTACCAGGCTGGTCGCCCGATTCTTGCTTTCCACAAATACAGTAAACATGTTCTCACTATAAATGGAAAGAGGGGAGATGTCAATCCCCCCTCTTCATGCACCTACCGCATAGCTGGTATGCGCGTTAGTCGCGTCTATTTACAACGTGATATGGAAACTTTTCCAAAAAAGTATCGCCATACTCTCTCTTGTAATACTGACGAAGTTCCCAAGAAATGGCACGTTCGGCACGCTTCTTATTTGCTTCTGTTATAGCGTGTAGAACCTTCTTTGCGATTTCCTTTGCCTTATCGGCAACCTTCTTTACCAAACAAAACTTCATGTCTTACTCCTTGCAAACTGAACGAACGACGTTACGATAGTCGGTAACCTGCTTGTTGAACACATTCTCGTAGATTCCAAATAGATTGTCTGTGTGCTTGTTGACCAGACCAAACATCTTTGATGCTAGATCAACTTGGATGTCTGTTACATCCAATGTAATCTTACGCATTTTATGCGAAAATGCATCAGCAGTCTTTTTGGTATCTTCCGTCTTGAAGAACTTTGTTAGATATTCATTTTCTTCCATTGTCCAGGGCCACATCGTGCGCCTCCTTCTTTTGTCGCCCACTATTGAGCCGACATGATACTACTTATGTTCCTTTTTCGCGGTGCAACAAGGAATTTGTATTTTTTTGATGCGACATTCTTAATAGAATTCTACAACAACTTGTCGCATGTCGTCGTTCAACGACATTTTGATTTGTCGTCGTTCGGCGACTTATGGAAGCTTATGCATACTCTTGGAAAGCATCTCGGCAAACCCCGGATGCAGGTTCTTGGGCATCTTGTGCTTTTCAAACCAATCGAATCTATCGTTCTCATCATTTAGCTTTGGTTGAACATCATCTTGCTTTGGCACTTTGCACAAGTATGTGTGATACTGGAATCCTTTTTTCTTGAACACATGAAGTGGCTCAAGTTGTTCTGGTGTGATCTCATGCCCGATCTCTTCACCGACTTCACGCACGACTGTAGCTTTTAGATCCTTGTCGTTTGTATCTGATGAACCGCCTACAGGCGAATATGTGTTTGGTTGGTCGCAAATCTTTGATCGTAGAGCCACACCATATTTGCCTGTATCTAATGCATGAAATAGCGCGCCCGCTGCGAGTCTTTCATTATCTTCTTCGTGTAGATATTCCCTAAACGATTTCATATGATTTTCCTTGACAAGGCACTATTGGAACGATATATTTATAGTGTTGCAGTTCAATAAACAATTCTATAGAAAATAACATATGTTAAATATATGAAATTGCACATATGGAAAACAATTTATGAAAACTTTATGCTCTCGTCCGTGGAACAATCTTTCTATAAGTCCAACTGGACAATATCGAATTTGTTGCATATCTGCCCCTCATGATATTGAGCATCTTAATTTTATTACAGATGAAAACGAAAAACACGTTTTAATTTCAGAAAAAACACCAACTGAAGTATTTAACACAAAAACCTATATTGACATTAGAAACAATTTTCTTAATAATTTAGAGCCAAAACAATGTAAATATTGTTTTGATGTTGAAAAAAATAATTTAGTTTCTCCTAGAATGGAATACAATAAAAAATGGATAAACGAAGAAAATGCTTTTTTGTTTACTCAAGATGTTGTTGACATCAAAAATATTAAACATTTAGATTTAAGATTGGGAAATATTTGTAATTTGAAATGTAGAATGTGTAATCCTTTCACGAGTAGTCAATGGATAGATGACTGGAATGATGTGGCAATTACGTTTAAAAATTTAGGTAATTTGCGCTTGTTTGGAAATATTTTATCTGAAAATGAAAAAAAATATTTAAAAAACAATGACTGGATATCAAATAAAAAAACTTGGAAAAATTTGTATGATCTTCTAGATAATTTAGAAGAAATTTCGCTTACTGGCGGAGAACCTACACTGGCAGTAGGTTTATATCATCTATACGATATGATTTTTGCTAAAAACCTTGAAAAAAAAATAAATCTTAAAATTTATACTAATTTAACAAATGCTCCGGACAAAATGATAGATTATTGGAAAAAATTTAAAAAAGTAGAAATTACTTGTAGCATTGATGGATATGATGATGTCAATCGTTACATTAGATATCCAACAAATTGGAATGCTATTGAAAAAAATATAAAAAAATATGCTCAGTATGAAAACATAAATTTAAGAATAAGCACAACGGTGCAAATGTATAATATACTTGGACTTGAAAAATTATTAAACTGGATTATTGAAAAAAATATTTTTGATGACATCATTTTATACACTTTAAAAGAACCAATTTTATTACAAATTGCCGTTTTACCCGAAAAATTAAAAATGATTGCAGAATCTCGACTTAAACCTTTTGTAAATAACAAATATTTTATGAGAGAAAATAGATGTCAAGTTGATCAGTTAATTCAAGAAATGAATAGTTTAGATTTATCTCAATATTTAAATGCTTTTTTTGTTTACACGCAAATATTGGACAAAAAAAGAAATGAAGACATCACTAAATTAATACCAGAATTAGAGCCATATAGAAATGCATGGATTAATTATGTTAAAAATACCAAAAAAATTATTTAACTATTATATTATTTCCTATCACCAAGACATCAATTGGTCTAGTATTAAAAAGAGTTTTTGCAAATTTCAATTATTTGATCACAAGTATTTTTAGATAATTTTTTTTCTATTATTAACATTTTATCCTGTTAGAAGCAAAATATATCTGTCTTCATATCCTAAATTTACTGAAAAATGCAAGTCTTTTTTATTTATTTTTTTACAAAATCCTTTCGGAACATGGTATAGACATTCTGATTCTATGACTAACAAATGACCAAATTTTTCATCTGTTAGTGAAATCCAAAGTCTGGTTGGTGTAATAGATTTTCCATCATATTTTGAATACTCGTCACAATGTGGTATCATAAAATTTCCAGGTAAAGTTTTGTTTATTTTTATTTGAACAAGTGAGATATCTAAATTATAAAAATTATAAAAAGATTTTGGTATAATATTTTTATGAGCTGTAACATCATATTGAAAATAAGATGTACAACTTGTCAATGATAAATTTTTAAATGCATTGAAAATTTTAGTTTCTCTATCTGTGTTTGTTCTATTTTTTGCAAAATGAACATCAAAATGTTTTTTTATTGTACCAGATTGATTATTACAAATAGAAACAAATTTATCACATGTCAATTCATTTAAATTCATTTATTCAATCTTTCCACAAGACTTTTTATTTTTTTTTCATATTCAAGTTTGGAGTTGAACATAATAATAGAGTCGTTATGACTTCTTTTAGATCTTAGTTCAGACCATTCTTTGCTCATCCAAGCTTTTTGTATCAAAGATACAATTTCATCTCTTTTTTCAAAATTTTTTCCAAAAATATAAAAATCAGTTGTTATACTAGACGTATCAAAACTATTATTGAATTGATCTAGTATTTTGTCTAGTGTTTTGTAATTTTGATCTTCAATTGTTGAGAAAAAACAATCACCTCCAGTTCTACTTGAAACCAAAGTTCCGGGCATAAAAGTAAAATCTACTTCATTAGATTTAGCCATATTGATTGCTAAATTTGTTGCATTGTTTCCAAGTTTTATTATTTTGGTAGAAACTCCAAAAGTTTTATCTAAATGTTTAAAAAAATCAGAAATTTGATTGTTGGTAAAAGTTGCTATTTTATGCTGTGTTTCTCTAACCAAAAAATCGTTCAATTTTTTTCCATTAGCAGAACTTGAACAAAAATAATAGGGTGTGGATAGTATCCAATAATAAGTATTTTCCACTGTAGGTTTGATATAACAATTTGCTATATCTTTATCTGCATTTCCTATATCACCTCCAGCAAATAATAGTATAGGATCACTTGTTTTATCCCATAACATTTTAGATAAAGCACAATTATCACCTATTGTTTTTATTTCATTTTTTAGATTACTATTTTCTAAAACTTTAGATATTTCTTTCGCGTAAAACATAGTATTACCAGTTAGTGAACCTGTATTGATAATTTGAATTGTTTTTGCGTTTGAAATACTAAACAAAGACATCAAAGTAAACATAATAGTAAAAATAAATTTCATAATGACAAATCTCCTAAAAATATAATAAAATAAAATAATTCAATGAATTTTCTACATTATTTTGTAATAAAAAAGCAAAGATAAAAGGAATACAATCTTTTTTTCTCAAAAAATAACCAACAAAAGAAAATCCAAATAATGTTATCAAATAATAAATTTCTTGTGAATTTTCACGACCCATAGTGGCTACTGTATATAAGCAAAAAATAATAAACAAAGAAGTTGAATATATTTTAGTTTTTGTGTATATATTTATAATCAGCGAAATTGTTTTGCATGAAAAAATTAAACACAGTATATTTGAAAACAGTAAAAACATAAAAACATAAAAAATTATATCTTTTATGTTTTTGATATCGATAAAGTTATTATTTTTTTCTAAAATATCTAATAGAATATACTCAGTTGGTGTTAGTGCAACACCTAAAGCTAAAAGGGGAAACAATACAGAAATATATGCAGAATTATTTGCTATTTCAGAGGCTATTGCTTGATTATAATACTTTTTTGGATTTATTTTTGATTCAATAAAAAAAGCTAAAAAGCTACTAATAAAATTACCACAAAAAGGAATCAAACCAGAAATAAAACCAATTATAGAAGATCTCAAAATAGTAAATATATTTGATCCAATAAAATAGATGTCTATTGTTATTTTTTTATTGTAATAAAAAATTTCATTTTTTACACTCACAAATTCTAAAATTTTTGGAAATGCATACATACCCAATATTATAGATATAGTAGGAAAACCACCAAATAAATATATATTTCCAAAAGTAAAAAAATCTTCTTTAGTATTAATGTTATATCCAACTTTTGATGTTATCCATCCAAATACAAACAACAGTAGAGATTGATATATTTTATTGTCACTAAAAAATAAACAAAATATGGATCCAAAAAAAGCAACTACAAGAACAAAATAAGTTTTTAGGTAAAAAGTTAAATCTGGAATATTTTGCAATAAAATAATTGAAAAAAATATTGCCAACATAGCTGCTAAAAAACTACCAACTGATGTTCCAACTATTGTTTTTTCTAATTGATTGTTATCTATTATTTGTTTTCTTATTTTTAGTAATGGTATGCTAGTAGTTTCTCCAGGAGTACCAAAACACAAAGTCGGAATACTTCCAAAATACTGACTAGCACTAAGTAATGCTGAGTAAAATATTAGAACATTCAAAATATTTTGATCAGATAAAAATTGATATAATAATATTAAGGGTAAAGTAATCCCAACTCCAGGAGCTAGTCCTACAAATATACCAAAAATTGTTCCAAATAAACAGAATAATAAATTATCAAGCATTGAAATATTTTATGTAAAATTTTTTCGTTGTGATCTGATTTGTAAATTGTTGCATCATAATTTCGCAATCATCAAAATCATTTATAAAAAACTCATTATAAACAAACGATCTAAACATTTTATAATTTGTATAAGCATCTAAATTGTTATTATTCATGAAAAATGTATTAAGAGTAGGCCACTTTATTCCATCTCTTCCCATAAAATTTATCATTTTATTTAAATTTGGATATTTGTTTGGATTTTTAATATGGTCTAAAAATAGATCTTCTGGTTTTAAACCTTTGTATGGTATTTTAATTTTAAAATCATAAATTAAATCGGATATTTTATCCTGATAAGCTCGCGTATCAAGTATTTTTTTATTATTTTTATTATTTTTATATTCTAATTTTTCAAAAAAATATTTGGGTAATTTATTAATTAAAATATGACATTGTTTTAAAAACAAATTAATTGCTATGGTACTAGGATATATAAAAAAATATTCATGATGATTTGGAAGTTGATCTATTGTTAAATTAAAATAATTATCAAAAGTACTTGAAAAAAGTTGATCATTGAAAAAAAAATAAAATCCTATATCATCATAATTTATTGCCGGCTTTTCTCGACCCCAAAGATGAACCACTTTTTTATTTTTTTTAATACTTTTCCATTGAGAATTAAAAACATTTGTATTTTGTATTCGAAAAATTGGTCTGTTTAACAATAATTCCGATACATTTGTTTTTAATTCTTTTGCAAAATTATTTTTGTTTATTTTTGTCCAAAAATCTAAATGAGTTTCTTGAATTTTTGGAAAATAAGTTATTTTTGTGTGAGGAGAGTATGTTTCTACAAAATATTTTGCTAAAGGTAAAGCAGATTTTTCTATGTCATCACCTCTTCCTTCTGCATCTAAATATAAAAACATTTCATGATTTTTAGATGATATATTGTATTTTTCATTTGTATTATAAATATCAAAAATAACAATTTCATCTATAAAAATATTATTTAAAAGAAAACTTTCTAATATACAATGACTATCGGGGCCTCCGCTATAAAAAAGAGTTACGTAATCATAATTATTTCTAATTTCAATAGCTCTCTGCTTATAGAGATTTTGTAAATCGTCTTTTGGTTCTTCTGTGATATTTATTTCATCAAATTTTTTTTCTATATTTGGTAAATGAAACTGGCCTTGAGTAAATTTTTCTTTTTTAGAAATAAATAAATTTAATTTTGTTGAAAAAATAAAATCTTGAAAACTATAATAGTAATAATAAGGATTATTTTTCATATATTGTCTTTTGCGTTTTGCCTGTAATTGTCATAATAAAACGATCTTCATATCCCAAATTAGCTGCAGTATGTAGTTCATCATCACTCCAAGTAATAATTGTGCCTTGTTCCAACCAATACATGGCTTTGTTCTCTATAATCAAAATGTGACCAAACTTTGGCTTTGTCAAAGTAATCCATACACGGATTACTTTTTGATCAATGGGTACTTTATTAAAATTTGGAACATATTGTAGATTTCCATTTATATCGACTAAATCATATTTGTAGTTTATGTGGTATATGTATCTTGCCCGGTTCAAATTTCTTTACGTCAATCTTACAGTCTTTTCTATTTAATCCAAAATAATCAAATAAATCTTGAGATGGTAAAGTATCTATAATCTCTGAAGTATAGTTTGAATAACCAGATTCCTTGTGATTTTTATATCCTTGCAGAATCTTATATTCGCGAACATCATCAAAAAGATTCATGTCTTTGACTTTAATAGATTCTTGAACGCCTCCTTTAGTACGACTTATGAACGGAGAAACTCCGTCTCTATCACCAGATGTACTTTCTTGTTTTGAAAGATATATATCTTTTTGTTTGTAGAATATACTATCATTTATTTTTTTGACATGGTCAAGAAGACTTTCACATATTTCTTTTGATAGTTTAATGTCATGTATTTTCATTTTTTTTACCATTTAAATTTTCTAACATATATTCTTTAGTAAACTCTTTAAAACCGTCGTTATCATAAAAAAAGTAATCGTTGATGTATTTTTTCGCATACTTAATTCCATCAATCCAGCAGGACCCTTGTAGTGTTTTACTTGGAAATAACATATGAAACCAAAAATCAGCTTCAGAATGCCAGTCTAATATAGATTTTTTTGCTTGAAACCACTCTTTTTTCCAAGTTGTATTATACAATAAAGTTCTAGCATTTTCTTCTAAATATAATTTAGTATTTGCATTTACGTAACTAGGTAAAAACTGTTTTATAGTAAACAAATCTTTATTTAACTCTGAAGATAGTATCCATTTTTTCATTACGTGTGCTTGTTTGCATATCAAATCGCAGCTATCAGGACTTGTATAAAAAAACTCTACTTGTGCATTTGAATACTCTTCTATGTCTGAGTAAAATAAATTAATATTAAATCTTCTATCTGCAAAAATTAAATATATTTTGTTATCAAATATTTTTAAAGAAGGCTTATCTAAACCAACTAAAATACCTATTTTTTTGTTTGTGTGTATAATCTTTTTATATTCATCAAAACAAGTAAATTTATATTTTGCAGAATCTACTGGATTCAACTCTTCTCTAGCTTTCAATATCCAATCTCCAGTTTGTTTTGAAGAAAATGTATTTATTGTAAAATTGGTGGTGTCAAAAAAGTTAATTTTTATTGATGGACAAATTGATTTTATTTCTTTTAATCTTGGTAATATTTGTAAACTAGTTTCAGTAAGTGGTTGAATTTTAGCATCTTTTGTATCCAAATTATATGAATCAAGAATTTTTATTCCTTTATTTACATGATGAATAACTAATTCATCTATATTCAATCCTTGATTCAAAAATGACATCAACATATTATGACTATCGCAGCCACCACTATAATAAACAATTAAATAGTCATATTTTTCTCTTAATTCTTTTGCTCTTTTATGATACAAATATTCTAGACTAAATTCTGGTTCTTTTGTCCAATCATAGCGATCAAAAACTTCATCATTGAAATGCCATTTAATAAGTTTATCGGGAGTTATTAAATTTTTATCTATTTTTGAATTATTTAATAACTCAGATGCAAAAAACAAAGCTTTTATTTTTGTGTAAAATACTTTATTACCTATAGTGTAATAACCATGAATTTTTTTATTCATATGATTATTGTCTATTAATAGTGTCTACATTCATATACCAACCAGCAGCAGTCAAGTTTACATTCTTCAATTGCTTGTTAGATGCTAACTTGAATACTGGCTGAACAAGATTGATAAACACAGCCTCGTTTATCATCTGTCTCTGATACTGCTCGTACAATGCATTTCTACGAGTCATATCAGATTCTTTAGCTGCAATGTCAGCAAGATTTACAAAATCCTTAGATGGTTGCCAATGCATTCTCTTTGCAATTCTCGTGACAAATGGTCTTGTCCAAAGATTAGCATCAAGTGCATCAATCGTATAAGATGCAATCGCTGATTGCAATCTTGCATTTCTATACTGTGTCGTCAATGTTGATGCATCCATCGGATGAAGAATAATCTCCACATTGATCTTTGCAAGATCCGACTTGATCTTCTGTGCCAACAAGGAAGAACGCACATTCAATGTTGGCGATGTCGAATAATGAAAAGTGAATTGAAATCCATTTGGACTATTTGATGCCTTTAGATATTCCTTAGCTTTATTCAAATCCAACTTATAACCAAACTTCTCAGTTTGTTCCTTTGTAGTTCCACCAATTCCAATAGGAATAATTGATGCTGGTCTAACACCAAAGCCACCTAATAGATGTGTGATGATTCCATCATAGTCAATTGCATGTGCAACTGCCAATCTTGCATTTCTATCCGCAAGAGACTTGTTGAATTCAGCATTCGTTGTTAGAACCATGTACACATAATCAAGACTTGGCTCAGAAACAATGTTCATATTACGTTTCTTTGCTACTTCAATTTGTTCGTTTGTTAGATTGAATGCAATATCAATTTCGTTTGTCTGTAGAGCCAAAAGTTGATTTGCACCATCAGGAATATGACGAATGATAACATGATCAAAAAATACTGACTTGTGCCAATGAGCATTCTTCTCCCAAATTACAACTTCATTTCTGGTCCACTTGGTCATTCTATATGGACCAGATCCAAACGAGTTGCTATCAAAATGCTTGGTCGCAGTATCTTTTGCATGTGTTTCTTCATCGCTTCTACCGCCAACAGCTTCTACTTGCTTTTTTGAGTAGATGCCAAGAGATACTGTAGTCAAAATAGGCAAGATATTTTCTTTTGGATTGATAACAAAAATATCAAATGTCTTATCATCAATAACAATGACTTCTTTTACATTATCTACAAATTCTTTTGGCTGATAGTTCATGTTTTTAAGTCTATCAAACGTGAACTTGACATCATGTGATGTCACCGGTTCACCATTCCAAAATCTAGCGTTGTCACGAAGATAAAATCTCCAAGATTTTCCAAAATCTAAAGTTTCCCACTTTTTTGCAAGTGCTGGCTTTAGAACTTCATAGTTATCTGGTGTTGCAATAACTAGAGTTTCGTATACATTTCCAAGAGTAAAGGGAGTTGAGATATCAGCTTGACGAGATGGATCATAAGTAATGCCATCCGATATATCCATACCTATGATTAGGGTTTTATTTCTTTGTGCATGAGCATTAAATGTGCTCAATAGAAAACATAGAAAAATAGCAAAAATAATTTTCATTTTTTTCTCCATAATATAATCGATTGTATATTTATTTATATCTTGCTAGATCTTCTTATCTTGCATTGTATCCACTTGTTGTATGTATTCTCCATCAACACACTCAAGTCAAATTGATACTTTGCTTCATAGTATGTGCATTCACTCTTTGATTTGCACAATCTCAATATCTCTCTACGAAACTTGTGAATGCCTAGCTTTTGTACATCCGCATTCAATTCTTCTGATGATGAATAGTATTTCTTCCAATCAGATTCCACACGAATCTTCTTCTTTTTACCCTTGACTTGCTTTCTGCCAGCACGGGTAAAGAGTTTTTTGCCAATATAAAAACGCCCATCATGAAGATTTGTGATCTTGTACACAAACCCCACGTGGACTGCAATCATTTCTGATGTAAAAATTTGTTCGTTTAGAAGCCAGGGGTTTTCATAATCCATACCATTATATAGTACAGATTTTATATCAGTTGTTTAGTTCAATTCTAGCTCCGAAAAATGACCGTGCAGATGATCTATTCCCGATTTACCATGCTCCTTCTCTACAGCCTTCATGGCTTCTTTGTGTGCTATATTGCTTGAGAACCCGTTTCTGATGTTGTTTCTCATTTCATCATGGTATAACTGTATAGCAGCTGCACGTTCCATGTTATGATAAGAATCATCCTGTTTAGGTTGTTCCCAATCTTTTTCTTTTGCTTCATCCAGCTTGATGCCATTGATCTGTGCCAAACGAATTCTATGTTGAATTGATGTGTCGTCCATGATTCTCTCTCTGAAAAAATTTATCTATTCATCCAAGCCTTAACAAAACTATCCATTTGACGTTCTGCACTACGTTCTTGTCTAGCATACTTTGGATCAGTCTTCATCCTGCGTTGATGTTCTGCCTCTGCCTCGGCTTCTCTTTTCTTTATACCAGCTTCATTTCTTCTTCGAACTTGATCATAATACTTAGGATTTATATTCTGATGAGCACGCAATGCCGCTATTGCTGTTTGGTGATCTTCATGAGCCTTTTCAGCTGCAATTTTCGCGGCATTTTTTGCCTTTCTTGTGCTCTTAACTGCGGATTGCAACTTTTCCATTTCGACATTGTATTCTGGAGTTAAGTGTTCTGGTTTTGATGCCGCTTCATCTAGCTTGATGCCATTGATCTGCGCCATACGAATTCTGTATTGAATTGATGTGTCGTCCATGATTCTCTCTCTCTAGAATTGAGGTATATTGACTATTTATTCTTCTTCCTCATTCCAGGAATCATCTTCTTCGGCATCATCAAAGTCGTGCATGTGCCCGCAGAACGGGCAATAGCAGTCTTTGCCCGT